GACTGTTTTTCTATCAGGCCTATAATAAAAATCCTTAGGATCTCCATCACCCCAATTAGGCTCATCCCAAAAACTATCACTATCAAATTCTTTAGTAGCTACTGGGGGTGAAAAGTATGAGTTATAATTTTTACTAGCTACATCAATGGGTAAAGTTTGAGTTGATGTTAAATAAATACTTGATAAATCTGTATTTATATCTTCAACTTGGGGTACCCATGGTTCTGTATCTTCATCATGTTGACCATTTTTTAATATCATAATAGGATCACCATCCTCTCCTGTACTAGACCAAGTATTAGGTATAGTAGCATCTGTTACAGTAGAACTTAATCTAATAGTATTACCCCACCTACCTTGATAAATGTAATCACCTTCATAAGGTAATAAATTTCTTACTTCTAATTTTTCTTCAAATGTATCACCTAAATCTATATCTGTACCTCCATCAGTTACTCTTCTTACATTACCCGTTTCAGTTTGTTGATAGTCTTGTGTTTGTGATTCTGGGATAGTATCATTATTATTTATAGGATTAGGAATAGCATTGTGGTGAGTACTACCCCATATATTAACAGATTGAAAGTAATAATAATCAACCTCATTTACGTTTTCTTGAATAGAGCTGTTAGGCATAGTCATAACGTATACGATTTCATTTTTTAAAGGTATAGCTGATTGGTTAGGGAAAAGTGGTCTTGCAAAATTATCAGTAGTAAATTGAGGGTTGGGGTTTGGTTCATTAATTTTATCAAAAAATATACAACCTATAGAACTCCAACCTCCGTATTCATTAAATACTTTTGTTTCTGTTGTCTCATCTAGAATAATATGTCTTACCCTAACTGCAAAAATATTAGAATTATCCTGAGTTACTCCTGGTACAGGTGCAATGGAAGCTAATCCTTTCTTTTGAACTAAACCACTCATTAGTCTTCTTTCTTAATTTGTATTTTTTCCATTTCGGCTAATAAAGCATCTTTTTCATCTTCAGTTATTCCTAACCCACCATCTTCACTAGAGCTATTAACTGCTCTTTGAATAATAGTAGCCATTTTAATTAGAGCATCATCATTTTTTACACCGATCTCCATATACTCTTTTATTAATGGTACTATTAAAGTAGCGTCACCTATCTCTTGTACTAAGGGTTTTAACTCAGATATTAAAGCTGTTACTTGTTCCGATTTTTTCTTTTGGTTAAGATAAATTTCTTCTAAAATATCAGAAAATTTTTTCTCTCCAAAAATAATTGAATCTAGTTGGCTCATAAGTTTTATTATAAATATAACTAACCTATACTTTTGAGCCCGGGAAGTATCCATGTTCTAAATAGAACATATACTTTTCTTTAAATATTTTATGTAAAACATTTGATATTTTTGTTATTTTCGGTGTTTTAACATCAATCATTTCTCTAATATAGATATAAAGTGCTTTTTTATTAAATACATCTATTTGGTCTCTTTTTCTAAATAGTTCAAGTATAGCATCTGCTATTTGGGCATCATTACCTTTAGGAAATATTTCATATATTTTATTAGTACAATATTCAACATACTGATCTATAAAAATATATAATTTATCTTCATGTTTATATCCCTTATTTGATAATTCATCTCCTTCAAATACTTTTTCGGTAACCTTTTCCATAGAATCCTCCATCTTTTGGGATGCAATAAAACCAGGTTCTGCTGAGTCTAAATTTGAGTAATTAGCTAAATCATTAATTTGAATATTCTTTATTTTTTTACCATAGTTTTTAGTATTATATACTATTAACCATCTTTTTACAATTGTACCAAAATATGAATAGGCTTTAGCTCCATTAGTAGGATCAAATTTATGAATTTTAGATAATAAAAATGTTATTAACTCATGTTGTAAATCTTCCAAATTTTCAACTTCCGTATAATAAAATTTAAATGTATGGATTATATTTTGAGTAAGTTTATAAAAGGGATAATGTATGTGTTCTTGATATGTATCACTTCTTTCTTCAGCATCTTTAATAGCATCTAAACTATTATATTTTACTATAGCTGCTTCTGTTTCTTTAGTAAAGTATACTCTTCCCTTTCTTTCTCTTTTATTCCTCTCAATTATGTAATCCATTTATTCTTAGATTTTTTTAATATTAAAATCATTAAGAACTTCTTGAATTTGTTTAATTGTTTGGAAAAAATGCCCTACTTCATCATCACCTTCAAATGAACCCTTAATGTCTGTTTTTTTAATTTTGTCATCCGAAACCTCGATTACTCTAGATATATTATCTAAATATTTAAGATATCCTAATAGAATATCTTCTTGTTTTTCATTCTTACTTAGTAGATTAATAGTCGTAAATCCTAAAACCACGACTATTATTGATAGTATTATTATTGTTATTATCATAATTTATCAAATAAATTTTTAAGTCCTTCACTTTTTATAGTATTTAAAGCTTTAGACTTAGTACTTGGTTTTTTATTTGACCTCAATGTATAATTATTTTTTGGCTCATCCACACCATTTTTAAATGTTGGTAACCATTCCTTCTCAAATTCAATTCTTGCTGCCATCATATCAGCATGATGTATAATATAAATTAAAGAAGTTCTTGGTTTTGTTTCAACCATAAAACTTTTAAAATATGATTCATTAGCTGGGTCATATAGACCATCATGTAGTTTAATTGCTAAATGTTCATTATAAGATAATTTAATACCTGCTTGAGTTAATAGAAAAATAGATCTATCTGGGACTGACATATATGCAATCTTTTTATTAAATTGATACATTTCACCCATATTTTTCTTTCTCCATTCATCTTTAGAAGGTATATGAGCATATTCAACACCATCACCCATTTTACCTAAATCATGATTAATAGCAGCAAACACTAATTCTTCTACAGTATATGTAGTAGTATCTGCTCCCATCTTATCCCACACACTATGTAGTTGTAAAGCACATTCTACAACACGATTAACATGATCAATATATCCTCCTGGGAAGGCATTATGATATGCTTTTTTATGTGAAGCAGGCATAAGTACTAACTCTTCCTGATGTTGAGTATAGAATGATAATAATTGTGTTTGTCTATCACCCTTAATATATTTTACTATATTAGAATGAAATATTTCCCAATTCGATGATATTTGTTCTGCTGGTATGCTCATAACTATTATTTTATTTTATCCGTTTCTTAATCCTGCGTGTTCTCTTTCCAATGTAGATTCTAAATCTCTTAGAATATTTTCTGTATCTTCTACCTTTTTAAGAAAATCTTCAACTGGTTGTTGTGTTTTTACTATTAGTTTTAGATTAGTTAGGTTGCCCTGTATCCTGTTTGTAAGACGAACAATTGTCTCTGGGTTGCGTAATGCCATATTGTTTTATTTATATTAATGTTAATAGGTACTTCTTGTACCCCCTTATCTCTATCCCTTTATTCCCCATATCTTTCATTTCTTTAAATCCCTGTATATCGAATTTAATAAAGAATCTTTGGGTATCCAAGTTATTTTTTTAAGTTTATTGATTTTTTCTTTATTTTAAGTAGAAACGCACATCTTTCATATAATTCATCCTTTTGAAAAAATTCTATTCCCATATCAAGAGTAGCATAAAATTGCTCGTCAGAATAATGTTTAAGTGCGTCGATATAACCTTTATTTTTAATATCTACGTTAGATATATAGCTCCAGGCTCTATTAAATACAACGTATTCTCCAGCTTCTTTAATATCTTCAATGTTAAATTCTTCATTTGATTTTTTAAAGAAATTTAAAACTTTAGTATTAAAATTTATGTGATTTTGAATTAATTTTTTATACATACCTACATGGAATATAGGTTTTGTTTTTAATTCATCTAGATTAGTAGCAGTTTGGGTACCATCAAGTTCTTCACCTGGTACAAATAACCCAAATATATTAGTCATGTCAATCATCTTATTATACATATTCTTCAACTTCATTTCTTATATATTTAGGTATAAATTGTGGAGAATATCGGAGTCGAACCGATGACCTCCTGCGTGCAAGGCAGGCGCTCTAGCCAGCTGAGCTAATTCCCCGTTTAATTATTGATCTGCTTTATCACTATAATACTGAACTTCGGATTCAACCATCTCATTGTATAATTTTTCTTTATCTTCATTTGATAAACTAGCCCACCATTCATCATGTAATTGATTCATTTCTTCCATAGTAATAGGTTGTGATTTTTCGTTTGCCATAATTTTATTTTTTGTCATTATTAATTTCTACTGGAATATCTAAGACATTACCCTCCTTATCTGTTACAACAGCTGTTAGTTCTTGTCCTTTTTTAAGAGCACCTAATTTTGGTTCATTCTTTTTATTAGTATTTTCAATATCTTGAATAATTGCATATTTAAATCCCATTGGGAACTGTTTTTTACATTCTTCTGGTCCTAAGTTTTTATAAATTTTTTCAAGATTTTTATTCATTTTTCTACGTGCTTTATAATCTTCAAAATCCTCATCTTCTTCCCTTGCATTACTCATATTAAGACCCGCAAATATAGATACTTCACCGGATTTAACCCATTCTTTTATTTTTTCTTCTTTTAATTCTTTTGATCTTTCAATAGCTTCTTTTGTACGTGGATCATCTTTACGCATTGTATAAGCTTCTTCCCCAAAAGTAACTAATGTATCATCATTAGGTTTATATTCTTTCTTTTTTTTAGGTTGATTTATTATTGCCATTTTATTAATTTTTAATTATACTTCTCTTTTATCTCCATGTACTATTTTAACTGTTGGAAATCTTAATGATATACCACCTTTATCATTGTGAGTTTCCTCAAAATATTGTACTGTAATTATCTTACCTACAATTGAACCATCCATATATTGTAATCGTTGTTCTTGAGTCCAACCACTACCAACTTTTACTCTATGACCTTTATGTTCAATCCATACTTGTGATAACATTTTAAGTGTTTCTGATTTACCATCCCTAACTACTTCATGATTATCAACATCAAAATCAATTACTTCATACTCGGCATCATAGAATTTTTTAACTTTTTGTAAATTTTTACTACGTTTACCTTCATAACCAACATCTTTACGTATCATAAATCCTTCCCATTTATTATCACTGGATATTTTACTCCAAGT